TTTCCTCATAAATTTGAAGGACAATCTGCTCCTGCTCAGAAGGTAGCTTCAGTTTCTCAAGGAAGAGCTAGCCAAAAGAGTAAAAAGAGTGTTAAACTAACCCCAGCCCAGATTTCTGTAGCTAAAAAACTTGGTGTACCGCTAGATGCGTACGCTAAAGAAGTTGCGAAACTTGCGGCAAGAAATTCATAGAGGTATATGATGTCTAAAAAAGATAATGAAATGGAATACATAGAAGCAGAACAAAAAGCTACCGCTGAAGCTACTGCTAAGACTGATACAGAAATTAACAGAAGAGCTCGTGCAACAAACACAAGAGCTTCTGCCGAACGCCCTGTGCAATGGCGACCACCCAGTAAATTGCACGCCCCAAATGCTCCGTCTGGTTATGTCCATAGATGGATTCGAGCTGAAGTTTTAGGTTATGAGGACAAAAATAATGTCCACTCAAGAATGACTGAAGGCTATGAGCTTGTTCGTGCGGACGAGTATGAGGATTTCACTTATCCAAGTGTCGAGGAAGGCAAATATGCTGGAGTCATAGGGGTAGGTGGTTTACTTCTGGCTAGAATACCAGAAGAATTCATTGAACAACGCAAACAATACTACGCTCAGCGTGCTTCACAGCAAATGCAAGCGGTCGATAATGATTGGATGCGTGACAATAATCCCGCTATGCCTAAAATGCAGGCAGAGCGAAGTTCAAAAGTAACCTTTGGTTCAGATTAAGACTGAATCAAACCTTATATTAGGAGTAATAAATGGCTTTAACAAACTTAGATGCTCCATTTGGTTTACGTCCTGCTCGTCTATTAGGCGGCGGTGCGTATACTGGCGGTCAATCAAGGTACGAAATATCAAATGCAAATACCACTAAGATTTATCAAGGTGATATTGTAAAAGGTTTAAGTACTGGATATGTACAAAGAATGGCAGCTGGTGATGGGGGACTTGTGCTGGGCGTGTTTAACGGATGCCAATTCACAGATTCTTCAACAGGAACACCAAGATGGTCAAACCATTGGACTGGTGACGCAAATGTTACTAGTACAGTGAAAGCTTATATCGTAGATGATCCAAATATCGTATGTGAAGTGCAAGCAGATGCTGCATTCACTATAGCTGGCGTTTTCGCTAACTATGATATCGTGGATAACAATCCGGTAGGAAGTACAACAGCTGGAATTTCTCACGCTGAGCTAGATGTAGGAACAGCAGCAGCCTCTGCTGCCCTTCCGCTAAAAGCTTTAGGAGTGACAACTAATCCAACTAATGATCTAACAACAGTTACTAACACAGGTGTAATAGTTATGATAAATAACCACACATTTAGTGCTGGTACTACTGGCGTATAGGGAGATAAAAAATGGCTATATCAAGAGCTCAACTTGCTAAAGAACTAGAGCCTGGCTTAAATGCTCTCTTTGGCTTAGAATATGCTAAATACGGTGATCAAGCAGCTGAAATTTTCGAAACAGAGTCTTCAGACAGAGCTTTCGAAGAAGAAGTAATGCTTTCCGGATTTGGTGCTGCACCAACAAAGTCAGAAGGTGCAGGAGTTGAATACGACAGTGCTTCAGAAGTTTATACAGCTCGTTACACACACGAAACTGTAGCAATGGCATTTGCCTTAACTGAAGAAGCAGTCGAAGACAACCTGTATGATCGTTTGTCAAACCGCTATACCAAAGCACTAGCTAGGTCAATGGCACACAGTAAACAAGTAAAAGCAGCTTCCGTTTTAAATAACGCATATACAGCTGGATTTACTGGTGGTGACGGCAAGACTTTACTTGCAACAGATCACCCACTTGCTGTAGGTGGCACATTCGCTAACACACCTGTTGTTGCAACAGATTTGAATGAAACATCAATAGAAAACGCACTAATTTCAATTAGTCAGTTTACTGATGAAAGAGGTCTTATCGTTGCCCTTCGTGGACAAAAACTTGTTGTCCCAGCTGAACTACAATTCGTAGCAGAAAGACTTATGGAAACTGCTGGACGTGTAGGAACTGCTGATAACGACATCAATGCACTTAAATCTTCAGGTGCTGTACCACAAGGATACACTGTTAATAATTTCTTAACAGATCCAGATGCTTGGTTTATTCTTACAGATGCACCTAACGGTTTAAAACACTTTAACCGTTCGCCTCTAAGAACAGCAATGGAAGGTGAATTCAACACAGGTAATATGAGATTTAAAGCTCGTGAGCGTTACAGCTACGGGTGGTCAGATCCTCGTGCTATCTTTGGTTCAAATGGTGCTTAATTAATTTTAAGTATTATGAATTCAGAAAAGGGAGCTTCGGCTCCCTTTTTTTTGTTTGCATTTGTTTAATTAATTATGTACCCTAAGATATCTTTAGACGACCATTGAGGTCGACTTAACCAGACTAAGGAGAATATTATGGGTCAAACAACTTTTTCAGGACCAATTAAAGCGGGTCCCGTATCTAAAACAACAGGTACAAACGTACAAACAAACATGAAGGACGTAGGTTCTTCTGTAATTTCACAATCAGTGAGCGTAACACAAAATACTAATGCTCCTGCAACAACTATTATTATTCCTGCTAATAGCCAAATCATATCAATTAAATTATATGTAACTGTAGCTTGGAGTGGTGGAGCTTCTACCGCTGGAATAGGATGGGATAACGGTGCTGTTGTAGATGCAACATCACTAACTACAGCAGCTGGCGTTGCTGGTGGTACACTTGGTATTGTCAATGTAACACCTGGTGCTAATAAACCAAGAGTTGACAATTGGTTAGATAGTGGAACAGACAAGAAAAGAATTAGATTGTTAAGTGCTAATGCTGGCAATGGTGTAGGTGTATTAACAGTAGATTACGTCCAAAATAATAACGTACTTTAATAGGAGGTTATAATGGCTGGACACTATAAAAGTCATCAACAGGGTTCCAACGCAACTACGGAAGTAGTTGCAGGAACTACTGACAATGCATACACTAAAGCAAAAGGCACAAATCAAGTTGTCTATTTTAGAGGTCTTTATTTAGAAGCTGATTCAGCTGACGGAACTGTAGATATTCAAACTAAAAATAAAGCTGGAACATATACTACTCAGTTTACTTTTAAAGTAAATTCTGGTTCAAGCGATAGTTTTTATTCAGATCCAGGGCTTAGGCTAAGCAGAGGCATGAGGGTAATATCAAACGCAGGTATTACAAATTGTGTTATAACTTATACGGCGTAAAATATGGCTACTGAATTTGATTATCTTAGAGATCTAGTAACTACTAACCCTGACGGAACTGTTAATGTTGGTGGTGTTACTTATGCTGCTGATGGTAGTGGTATTATAGAAGATTATGGTACGGTAAGTGATGCACAACAATATTTAGATAGTGGTGCAGATACTATAGCAGATACACTTTCTGGAGATAATGTTTATTTAGAAAGTCTTGGTTATGTTTATGATCCAAGAACAGGAAGTTATGGTCTTCCACCTGAACCTGAACCTGAACCTGAACCTATAACTGATCCTCCGCCTAAACTTGAACCAAACCCACCACTAGATATAGATTTAGAGCCTGGAACTCCAACCCCACTTGAGCCAGAACCTCAGCCTATTACCTTACCAAGTTCAACTGCTCAAGAAATTGCTAATGCTTTAATAGAAAGAGGTCTAGGTAGCACTGCTGATTTTTTCTTACAAGGAAGTACAAATCTTGATGATATAATTGCAAGATATGGTGGTGATGAATCTTTTATGGATTTAGTTAATCGTTATGATCCAACAACAATGCCTGAATTTACAGGTAATATTACCTACAATCCATACAATCAAGATTTTGGTGATGGAACTGGAAGAAATCAAGTTGTTTACTTAGATCCTACAACAGGTAAGGCTGCTATGGGTCTTGCATCAGAGGTAAATGCTCTTTATCCAGGAATTGAAACATTTGCTGGGATAGATGCATTTCGTGCTGCAAATCCCGATCCAACTTTATTTGATCCTATTGCTGATACAACTGTTGAAGAAACAGTTACACAACCAACAACAGATGCAGGTGTTAACTATGAGCAACTTTACAATGATTTATTAGCTCAACAAAATCAACCTTCTAGTCAAACAGGTCTTGGAGATATGAGTGGTCTTATGGGTTTAATAAATCAATTTATGCAAAGCCGTAATTCACTACAAGGTGCTGGTCGTTACAATAATATGTATGGCAGTATGTATGGTATGGGTTATGGTAATCCTTTTAACTCAGGAATGGGTTATGGATATGGAATGAACCCATATGCAGGTGGAATTGGTTCTTTTTATGGTAACACAGGACTAGGATTCTCACCTTCTGGTTATAATTCAGGATATGGCTCAGGTTATGGCATGAATAATATGTTCTATGGTGGTTTTGGTGGTAATAACTATAATCAAATGGCCTACAATCCTTATTCATCATTATATAATCAACTAAGCAACCCTCAAACATATGGTTATTCTGGTGATATTTACACACCTGAGTATAGTTCTTATTTAAATACTCCATTTGAGGGCAGCAGATACTCTCAAGGATATCAAGATTATCTTCAACAAAACAACCCAGGAGTATACACCAATCTGTTTGGTGGAGCTGTATAATGGCTAAACCTACAGTAGCATCAGTAGAAACTAAAATTGATTCACATGTTGATGCATGTAGTGAACGATATGATGCAATAGATAAAAGACTTTATAGAATAGAGTTTATATTGATTGGTGCTTCAGCAAGTGTAATAGGCTTGCTATTAAAATTAGTGATGGCGTAGATATGATAGGACAAGCAATTTTAAGCGGATTAGGCTCTTTAGGTAACTATGCTAGTTCATTTTTTAATAGTGCAGCTCCTGCTTTTGCAGTATCAGGAGTGCCAACTTCATATGGAAGATCTAGTCCTAATCTTAATGTAAATTCAAGAGGTTCAGGAAACCCATTAAGTGCACAAAATGCAAGTAGTATGTTAGGTATGTCAGGCATGTCAGCACCTCGTAAAACATTAGACGATTTTGATTTTGGACCTTTTAGTTATGGGCCTAACGAAACAAGGCATCCAGGTTTTACAGGATACGACATTACACAAATGATGATTGGTCAAGATCCTGAGTTTATGTCAAGAATTTATTATGG